ATCATCTACCGGCGTGTCAATGTCGTTAAGTCTTGTGCAATCCGATAACTCCGGCAACGGTGCGTATGTCGCCGAAATTGTAAGCGGCGTTCCTGCGATCAATCCGGCAATTCTCGAACAATATTGTTCCGCTGTATAGTTTGTGTCTACTGTGGTTACTGTTCCATCTTCTCCGGTTACGCTTTCAGTCTTAACGTTTTTCTCGATCGTGTAGTTAATAACGCCTTCGGTGTCTGCTGCTACGTTTGGCAAAACTGCTTTTACCTTCTTTTTCTTGTTTGTTCTTACCGACTTGATCCACGTCGCAATATCTTGCCCTTTTCCGTCTGTTTGAACCGTTGGAATTGCTAAGTAATCAAACTTGATTGTTTCAATTGCTTCGAGTGCTGCGCTATACCCTGCCTCTACTACTGCTGTTTCTGCGTCTGCAGCAATCCCCATGCAGTATACCAATACTTTTTTAGGTGCATTTACATACCCGATCATCGCAAGTTTGATTTGTTCTTTTGTCGTGTCACTTAATCCGGTTGGTATATCGCTTTCTAAAACTACCGTTACCGGATTTGTTGCCGGCGCTGCTAATGTATCTTTTACCAATAGCATTACAACGCCTCTTTCGCCTCTTTTAATGGCTGTGATCGCTTTTTCTATAAAGCTGATATTAATACTAGGTGCTCCCATTTTACAAACTCCTTTCTAACTCTTTGAAATGTTTGTGTTTATTTCTGTTGCAACTTCCTGCGTTTCTTCTTTTCTTGTATTTTCTTTGTAGTCAAAGTCAACGCTTATTTGTAGAATATCCGAAAACTCCCCTATGAAGTCATGCGAAAACTCGCCAACCGTTAACTTTCTTTGCCCTACGTTAAATACCATTCCGAACAGTTCTTTTATTTCGTCAACCTTCTGCAGCTGATCTAGTTCGTTTGTGTCTTTTTGAAAATACGTTATCACTACCGTAAATCCTCCGGCAGTAAAGTTTTTCGTTTGTCCTCTGCTGCCCTTGTCTAAAACCTCCGCAAAGAATGCCGGTGTTTCAAATCCTTCTCTAATTTCTTTGCCGTATATTTTAATGCTAGGGTATTTGCCTTTGAGCAGTCCGTTTATAGCCTGCTTTATTTCGACGTTTTTCATAGATTGCACCCTTTCAAAATGTCGTCTATCATTTCTTCGAAACGTTCCGGCACTATGTTTTCGTACTGTTCCCTTGTTTTTTTCATAATGTGCTTGCCTTCGACAAACCCGACGACTTGACCGTTTTTTATTAATTGGTGCCCTAACTCGACTAAGTGAAAATGTCTTGCTGAATTGTACACAAGCGCCGTCATTCCCACACTTTCGTCCACAACCTTAGAACCCCACTTTTTACTAATTGCTTTTTTCTCTTGCCCTTCTTTTCTTTTGTGTGATTTTAAATCCGCCTTCGCTCTTTTTTTTGCCGACTTTTTAAAGTCGTTCCCAAGATCTTTTAGCGTTTCTCGTGCTTGCGCCGGACATCGTTTAACGACTTTTGTTAGATCTCTTTCTAACTCTTCTAATCCTTCTATCCTAAAATCGCAACTACTTGCCCAACCATCAGCCATTATTTGCACCTTCTTTCGTTATACTCTCGGTGCATATTATTTCTAGCATTTCGTTTTTCTCTCTTACGTTGATGATCGAAACAATTTCGAAATGGCGTTCTTTGAATTTAATCAGCATATCCGGCGTTACTTCTTTGTGGTATCTTGTTGTTATTTTGTATGTCAATTCCGGTCTGATCCGCTGCGCCTCTTGATACTCTTTGCCTCTTGTCGGTTCTACGCTTGCCCATACCGTTTTTATTTCTTTTAACTTTTGTTCCATCTGCAGTAATTCGTTTTCTACTTCTTCATACCTGCAGAACGTTACCCTTTTGTTTGTTCGCCCTATATCCATACTCTCACCTACTTATTTTGTAATTGCAGCATGAGGGATTTTGTCATATAGCTGAAATCTTCCCCGACTTTTCCGGCAGGCGTTCGCTGTTCGTACCAATAGGCTATAAGTAGCTGCAGATAAATTTTTTCGAGTTCGTATTTTATCGCTACTCCGTTTTCGTCTGTTTCTGGGTATTCTTTTCCGGTTGCGTTTTTTAGGTATTCAACCGCTGCCGTAATAATGGTTTGCAATAACTGATCGTCCTCGGTTATATCAATCCTCGCATATCCTTTAACCTCTTCTAGCGTTATCATGCTTGCCACCTACCTTATATGCGGCAGGTGTTACCCTGCCGCCTTAATTCATGTTATTATGCTCCTGCTGCAGTTTGTTGCGCTAAGAAATCCGCTACGATTTCAGCTTTTGTATTAGCTGCTGTAGTTGTCATTGTGTACCCTAATTGGGTAGCCAATGCCAAGATCTTATCCTTAGTCATTGCCTCTAATTCAGCTTGTGAATACGTTCCGTTTTGGTCTGTATCTGTGATAATTAGATGTTCTGCCATAATAATAGCCTCTTCATCTACTGATTTAATATCAAGTCTTTCCCTAACCTTGATACCTGTTTGATCCTTGCCCCATAGGTCGCCTGCAACGCTTGAAATGTCGATTGTTAGAGTTTCACGATCAAAAATCGTGATTGCCTCTTTCAGATCTCCGCAAACGATCGGTACTTTGTATCCACCTGTTACGCCTTTGCTCGGCATTGTTTTGTTGCTTACTTTTGTGATTGGATATTTCCCGAATAAAAGCATCTGCGTAGGTTTTGTTGGATCCGGCTGTAAAATATACTTGCCGTTGTCGTCTTTCAACGTATCAAGCCAATTGTAGCCGTCTTGGTTCGTTACAACGCCTGCGCTTAATGCGATTGCCGGATCTAAAAGAATGTTGAAAATCTTTTTAAGATCGTCTAAGCCACTTACCGCAACTTCTGCATCTGTTGTAATTTCTCTGATTTTCGCAACGATCATAAAGTTTCTAGTTGCTTTTGACTTCTTGGCGATCCACTTTTTAAGGTACGCAATTACGTTTTCTGCTGTATCGCTTAAAAGTTCTTGCGTAACCTTTAAGATGCCGCCTTTCTTTTTCACCTTGTAGTCGATTTTTTCAAACTGTGGCGTTGAAACTTCCGGAAACTCTGCAGCTTCGTCCACGTTATCAAATGGCGTTTGATCTGCGTAGCGTTCAATAACTCTGCTGCCGCTTAATGTTCCTACTCGTTCGACGTTTACTAACATTTCTAACGCATCGTCTGATCTTCTCAATTCTTTAACGGCTGTTCTAATGTCTTTCGGAACCGTTAAACCGCCGTCCTCGTCGCTACCCTCGCTCATTGAGTTTAAAATTTCTCTGTCGCCATCTGATAGAGCGTATTTGCCTACTGCTGCTTTGATTGCGTTTACAAACGCTCCTGCAACGTTTTTAGCGTTATCTACTACCTTTTTAGCTGTTCCGTCTTTTGCTTTGTTCTCAATGCCTTCTAGCGCCTCTGCGTCCAAATCATAGAGTAAATCAAATTGCGCCTGCAGATCCTTTAATTCGTCTTTCACTTTTGCGGCATCTTCGATTTTCCCAACTTTGCAAAGGTCTTTTACCTCTTGTTTCTTAGCTTTAATGCTGTCCAATAGTTTTTTTAATTCTTCGTTCATGGTTTTTAAACCCTCCTTGTTTTTTGCATATAAAAAGGACTTAGATCAAATCTAAATCCTCTAGTATTGCTGCTATTTGCTTTTCTTTGTCGTCTTGTTCCGGAACGTTTTTATTTTTCCGGTCGATCATGCTTGTTAATTTCTTTACTACTGCGTCCGCAATTTCTTCTGCGTCCGCTGCATGCGGCTTTTCTTTTAGATCTTCCGGCATGTTTTTGTATTTGTCGTAATACTCGCTGCTACACGCAACCGCTAGGCTTTTTTCTGATACCTCGATATTGAAATAATCTTGCCATTCTTCGCCGCTTTTCCATGTTTCGGCGTTGATTAGATTGTTTATTTCTTCCTCTGTAACGCCTTCTTTTGTGTGTTGCATGTATGTTTTAAGGATTACTTTTTGGCAGCCGTCTAATATGTCCGCCTCTTTTCTTAGCGTGTCGGCATTTCCCCACGCAATGCTGCTAGGTTTGTGTATCATCATTTGAGCATTTGCCGGTATGATGATCTTGTCGCCTGCCATTGCTATTACGCTTGCTATGCTCGCCGCCAATCCCTCTACGTACACTATTATTTCTGCGTCGTGTCTTTTTAGAATGTTGTAAATTGCAATTCCTCCAAACACTGAACCGCCGCCGCTGTTAATGTGCACGTTTATTTTCGACACTTCGCCTAGTTGATCTAAGAAATCTTGTACATCTTTCGGCGCTTTATCGTCCGGATAATACTTTTGCCATTCGCCTAGGCTTTCGCTGTTAATATCTCCGAAAAAATACAGGTCTGCCGA